AGCTGACGCACGTAAGATGTGTGGCAAAGACTATCAGACTGTCGATGTACCAGTAGACAAGCCTAGCTTGTTACGCTTTCTCAATGCCAATAGTGTAGGTGCAGGTACGAGTAATGATAGGCCAGAGGTGGGTCATCCGTATGAGGTTGGCACACTAAACAAAGAGGCTATATCATGGATCAGGTGGAGCTACGATAAGATATGCTCTGGTCAATATGATGAATGTAAAGAAATGTTAGCCAAAGGATTGGAGTTAGCAAAGAAGGAAAAGGTATAATGGAAATAACAATGGTCAGCGCATGTGAAAACTGTGGTGACGTAGAGCTATTGGAATACCACGAGTGGGATCAAGGTAACGAATGTGGTTACTTGTGTGAAGCTTGTGTTATACAAACAAAAGAAGAGGAGAATGACGATGGAAATAATAATTGATTGTGATAACAAAGGACTTGCAAAAGCTATGGCTGATGCACTGTCTAAGCAAACTGGCATAGCCAGAGATAACTTTAAGGAGAGTACAGATGATGTGGATACTAGTGTGGATGCAACTCGTGACAAATCAGGGAGTTGATTACTACCAATTAGGAACATATGGTAAGGCCGAAGAATGTCAGATGGCTTTGAAAGAAGCAGTGGTTCTAGTGAACCATAGCTCAGAGACACTGGCTTGCCTAGAGGTTGACACCAGATGATTGAAATGTTTCTCACGTGCCTTGCACTCAATGTGTACTACGAGGCACGTAGTGAGCCTATGGATGGGCAGTATGCAGTTGCCCACGTAGTGCTCAATCGTGTAGCTGATGACTCATTCCCTAACGATGCATGTAAGGTGGTCAAGCAGGGATACCACAAGGGCAAGCATAGATGCCAGTTCTCGTGGTACTGTGACGGTAAGTCAGACAAACCCAAAGACAAACTGGCTTGGGTAGTTGCACAAGTGGTAGCCTACAACACACTGTATGGCTATCACAAAGACAATACAGATGGTGCTACGCACTACCATGCTACGTATGTGAGTCCTTGGTGGCGCAAGCACTTCAATAAAACTGTGGCTCATGGGTCACACATCTTCTACAAATGATTGTGGGGGGTTTACATTACTACATAACTATGGCAAAGTTGCCACATAACCAACTGAAAAGGAGTATTTTATATGCCATTCGACATTAACAACACATTCGACATTCCAACAAAGCTAGACTTTGGTGTGGAGTTTGAACCTACAAAGGTAAACGACAAGAAGTACGTCATCAATGGTGACACTGGTGAGTACATCGGTATCGTGGGTAAAGGTTTTACCTGTGCCTCTCATGGTGACTTCTATCGTGGAGTGTACGATACAATCACAGAGAACCTGTTGCCATCAGAGCTAGAGAACGCAAAGTATACATGGCGGTCTGCTCGTGACAATGCATGGTCTATGCTAGACATCACGCTACCTGACATGAAGGTAGAGATCAGTACAGACAAGCACACAACTACGCTTGGCAATCGTATCATATCATTGCATGGTGTTGATGGTTCATGTAGCAACCAAGCATTCTTTGGTGCTATTGATTTCTTCTGTACCAATGGGTCAATCACTGGTGAGTATGACAAGGTTCGTAAGAAGAACACTTCTAACTTTACACTGGAAGGTTTCATCTATGAGCTAAGACGTGCAAGGACAGACTTCTACGAACAGACTGCAAAGATGCAGGTGTGGGCTGAGACTGACCTCAAGTACGTAAACGTACAGTCATTGCTCGAAGACATGATTGCATCCAAGCGTAAGTCTGAGAAGATGTACGAGTTGTATTGCCATGAGGCATCTCAACGAGGCCACAACAAGTGGGCGTTGTACTCTGCCTTTACCAACTATGCATCCTATGCTGATGATCGCAATGGGTTCAACCTACGTAACACTGGTAACGACACACAGGCTATCAGCATGTTCAGTCGTGAACAGGAAGTCAGCAAGTGGGTATGCGACAAACGCTTCGTAGAGTTGGAAGCTGCTTAATGCAGATGCTACCACGCTATGTACAACTAAGAGTGTCATCTTCGGGTGACACTTCTTATCGCTTCAATCCACCACAGATGCTTGTAGATGAGGGCGTGGTGGAACGTGAGGAACTGGGTACTGATACCAAAGAGGTACTCAAACTAGCAAAGGAGTTAAACAAACAGATAGATGATTGGCGTGAGGAACGTGCAAAACTTGTGGGCTTGAAGCCAAGCAGCAGGGTCACTGACCTTATCAACTTTTACTATCAATCCAATGATTTCAATATGTTACGTGACACAACTAAAGTAGATTACAGATACTTTCTGACTGTCGTACACCAGACTATCGGGTGTCGTAAGTACAAAGACGTGACGTCCAAGATAGCCAAGGCCGCATACGAAGAGTGGGTCAAGCGTGGTATTAGCTTTGCTAACCATGCGGCTACCTGTGCAAGCAGAGTGTACAACTACGCCATACAGATGGAACACGCAGAGCAGAATCCGTTTGGTAAGATCAAGCGTAAGACTGCCAAGCAACGTAAGATGGTGTGGTCACATGGTGAGGTGAATAAGTTTCTTGACGTGGCGTACAGTGACTTTGACTACAGGAATGTGGGATTGATTATACACATGGCATACGAGTGGTGTCAGCGTCTGGGTGACATGCGTAACCTACGATGGGAGAACCTTGACTTGGATAAGCAGCAGCTTACATTGGAGCAGAGTAAGCGTAGGGCTGATGTGTTCCTACCTATCACAGACAACCTGACTTCCATGCTCAAAGAGCAGAAGTCTGACTTTGGCTTTCAGCCTTGGGTAGTGCCACATCCAATGCCTGTGAAGGGCGTGTACAAACCATATGCAATGGAAAGACTGTCCAAGGTTGGACGGAAGATCATGCGACTAGCAAAGCTACCTGAAGAGCTACGGCTCATGGACATACGGAGAACTGGTATAACACAGATGATAGACAAGGGAGTACCATTGCCACAAATCATGGCTGTATCTGGACATACACATGTGTCTTCTGTTAAGCCATATCACAAGCATACTTACGAAAGTGCAAATAGTGCCTTGACACGTAGAGACATTACTGTACAATCGACTGTAAGGAGTAACATTGAAAGTGATACATTATGAGTGTATATAATATATTAAATGATATAACACTTACAAATGGAGATACTAAACGTATGGACTGTCCTGAGTGTGGTGGGCGCAAGACCTTCACGATCACGAACAACATGGGTTCTCTGATTTGGAATTGTTACAAGGCAGGGTGTCACGTATCTGGTGGCAAGCGTGTGCATCTCACAGCAGAGGACATACGCAAGTCACTGGGTAGTGTTGCAGAAGAGACACACTCTATAACTTTCGACAAACCCGAATGGATTGTGAAAGATGACAATGCAGTAGCAGAGTTCTGTGATGAATGGAAGCTAGACCCCAAGGTATTGGGGCTACTGTATGATGTGAAAGAACATCGTGTGGTGTTCCCTATAATGCAGGGCAATGCCATGATAGATGCCACTGGTAGATCGCTAGGTAAACGAATACCCAAGTGGAAAAGATATGGAAAAAGCAGCTTGCCATATGTCTGTGGACATGGTACAACTGCTGTAGTTGTTGAGGACTGTGTGAGTGCAGCCATCGTAGGTACTGATGGATTTGTCGGGGTCGCAGTGTTGGGTACATCATTATCCGATGGGCATAAGAAGTACTTGTCACAGTTCTCAACAGCAATTGTAGCTCTTGACCCTGACGCACTGCCCAAGACGCTACAGTTCGCAAAAGAATTACGAGGGCTAGTACCAAACGTAAATGTGCTACGCCTTGAAGATGACCTGAAATACAGAAACCAAACCGACTTAGATAAACTAACAACACTAGGAGACACATAATGGAATTATCATTAGTACGCAGCTTGATGGACAAAGAGTTCTATGACGATCATCGTGGTGCTAAATGCCCAGACAGATTGTTCAGTTCAGATGTACGCAAGATCAAGCAAGCAGTGGATACTGCAATGGACAGGTACTCACGTACAGTTACACCTGACGAGATAGAAGCATTGTTCATGGCAAACAATCCAACACTGACCACCGCACAGAAGCAAGCCTACAGTCACCTGTTCCACAAGATCAAGAAAGAAAGCCCGATGGGTAGTGATGTGGCACAGGAAGTATTGTCCAAGTTGTTTCAACAAGTGGTGGGTGAGGACATTGCCAACCTTGGCTTTGATTATGTCAATGGCAGCAAGTCTAGCCTTGAACCACTACGTAACTTGATGGAGCAATACGGTGATGACTTCACGCCTAACCTACAGGTAGAGTGGGAAGACATAAGCCTAGATACCATCCTGTCGATGACAGATTTGGAGTCACAATGGACGTTCAACATTCCTACTTTGACACGCAAGGTAGAGGGCATCAATGCAGGACATTTGATTGAGGTAGGGGCGAGGCCGAACACTGGTAAGACCTCATTCCACGCCTCTCTGGTGGCCTCTCCGCAAGGGTTTGCTTGGCAAGGTGCTAAGTGTATCATTTTATGTAACGAAGAGGGCTATCACAGGGTGGCTCACAGGTACATTACAGCCGCTACAGGCATGGACAAGTTCGAGATAAGTAAGAACAAACACAGAGCTATGGAAGTGTTCGATCAGATACGTAAGAACGTCATGTTCAAGGATGCAACAGGTCGTGACATGAACTGGGTTGAGTCTGTGTGTAAGTCATACAAGCCTGACATTGTGGTACTGGACATGGGTGACAAGTTCGCCAAGATGGGTGGCTTTGCACGTCCTGACGAGGCACTCAAGGCTAACGCTGTACATGCAAGACAGATTGCCAAGCAGCATGAGTGTGCTATCTTCTACATGTCTCAGCTATCAGCAGAGGCAGAGGGCAAGGTGGTACTCAACCAAGCCATGATGGAA